CCCGGCCCTGCCACAACCACCGATGCCCAAGGAGGCCCCACCGATGCCACAGACGCCCGCACAGGCACCACAACAGCCACCGGCAGCCGCCAAAGCTGCCCAGGCTCGCGCCACTGCCTTCCGCGGTAAGCGGGTCCTGCCGGAACAGCCGACCCGCGAGGGCCAGGCGTTCCCGGTGCCGCCCCAGGTGCAGCAGAAGGTCGATCAGGCTCGCCAACTGGCCAAGGACCCGCAATTCCCGCGGCGTTCCCACCTGAAGATGCTGCTGATCGACTACGACGCCTATCAGGGCATCCCCGCGCCAACGCCTCAACAGCAGGCCGAGTTCGGGGCCATCGTGAAGCAGATCATGGAGCTTATCGGCTAATCGAGATGAGCAGACGGGCGAAGGACCGCCCTGATGCTCTCACTTGTGAGGAGATATCATGTCGGAGAAATCTAAGAAGCTCGTACCCGTCAACGTAAATCAAGACACCGGGGCCATCTCGATCCCAGCCGAGAATGTCCCGGTACTGACACGAGATCAGAGCCGACGCGCTCACAACACCAATCTGCACTCGTTGCAGGTGCTGGAGATGCTGCTGCTCAGCGGCACCATGGACACCAAGGACATGCTGAAAGCCCTGGAGATGTTGGCCAAGTACCAGTTCGCCCCGGCGGCGCATACGAAGCAGGAATCCAACGAGAAGAAGGTCGAGGATTGGCTGGAGGAGATCGACGGTGGCGACTAAGCGGAGCGATCCGAAAGCGATCCGTCGGCGCCTATACGAGGACTTCCCCTACTATGCCCCGAGGGCCCTGAAGATCAGGCCCAAGGACCCGCAGCCCGGCAAGGGCATCATCCCATTCAGCCTGAACGCAGCCCAGCGAATCTTTTGGGAAGCCGTCGAGGCTCAATTAGCGCAATCCGGGCGCGTTCGCATCATCGTCCTCAAAGGGCGCCAGCAGGGCCTGTCGACGCTGATCGAGGGCCTGCTCTACTGGTACGTTTCGCAGCGCCAAGGCATGCGTGGCATGGTCGTGGCGCATAAGAGCGATGGCACGAACAACCTGTTCACCATGACGCGCCGGTACCACGACCACTGCCCGGAGATTCTACGGCCACACACCACTTACTCGAGCCGCAAGGAGCTGGTATTCGACAAGCTCGACAGCTCGATCACCATTGGTACCGCTGGGTCCGATGGCCTGGGCCGCTCTGACACGATCCAGTTCCTGCACGCCTCCGAGCTGGCCTTCTGGCCCAAGGGGCAGGCCGAGGAAATCTGGTCGGGCCTCATGGACACGATGCCCCCGGTGGACAACACCTATGCCATTGTCGAATCGACCGCGTTCGGTAATTCGGGCGTGTTCTTCGATCTGTGGCAGGGCGCCAAGTCCGGACTGAACGACTTCATGCCGGTGTTCATTCCCTGGATCATCCAGGCGGAGTACACCACCAGGCCACCGGTGTCGTTCGAGCGGACCTTCGAGGAGGATGAGTACGCAGCGCGGGCCGAGGACGCCTATGCGGATCAGCCCTGGTTCACGCCACTGACCGATGGTCAGCTCTACTGGCGGAGGATGAAGATCGGGGAAAAGGGAGCGCAGAAGTTCCAGCAGGAGTACCCACTGACCGACGAGGATGCGTTCATCTCATCGGGCATGCAGGCGTTCGCCCCGGAGCATCTCGCCAAACAGCGAGAGTCGAAGCGGGAGCTTCTGAGCCAGAAGGTATTGGTGGGGGACCGTTGGGAGGAATCGAAGGCGGGAGCCCTGAAGATTTATGCGCCGATTGAGCCGAATGAGCAGTACGTCATCGGCGTCGACGTTGGCCATGGTGTATCCACAAGCAGGAAGAACGCAGACTGGAGTGTGGCTCAGGTCATGGACAGCAACAAGGAGCAGGTTGCAACGCTGCGAGCCCGCATCTTGCCGGGTGACTATGCCCGATGGCTCTTCCATTTGGGAACGCTCTACAACGAGGCGGAGATTTGCGTCGAGAACGCAGGTCCGGGGTATCACGTCTGCCAGCGATTGGCGCGGGATTACCTCTACCCGAACTTCTACACCGAGGAGGTCTTCGACAAGGTCTCGGAGCAGTTCACGACCAAGCTCGGCTTCACCACCAGCGTTAAATCAAAGCCGCTGATCATCAACAAGCTGCGGGATGCGCTCGCTGCCAACGACATCAAGGTGAATGACCCGGATACCCTCGATGAGGCCCGGACCTTCGTCATTACCGATACCGGCAAGTACGAGGCTGACTCCAGCGCTCACGACGACACCATCATCTCCTTGGCGCTCGCTCTGCACGTCCATAAGGGCAAGCCGGCCAAGAACCAGGACTACGAACTATGGGACCCCGAGGAAGGCGCTGAATCAGACGTCGATGGCGACATCGGCTTCGATGACTTCATCGCGTCGGACAGCTATTCAGACATGCCAGGTCCCCTCACAGAGTACGACGGTTGGGGCCAGTTTTAGCCCCACGGGCTGGGGGGATTGGGCATGTTGATCGCTCCTCCTCAGCGGTCCCCATGATCCCTCAGACCCGCTTTTCTACCGAGGAGCCGTATGGAATCCAAACCACTTACCGACAGCGAGATCGTTGATCTGATCCAGACCGATCTCCAGAACGGCATCAAGTTCGCCGACGGCGCCCTAACTAAAGAGCGCTCTGAGGCACTGCAATACTACTATGGCGACTTGCCCCGACGGCTTCATAAAGGCTCGTCCGGGTACCGATCGCTGGACGTCTATGACCAGGTCGAGACGGCCCGGTCTATGCTCATGGAGACCTTCATCGGCAATGAGCTGCCCGTGAAGATTCATCCGGGCAAGAACAAGGTAGCCGGCGCCGTTGCTGCGGCCATGGCCACCCAGTACGTCAACGACGTGATCTTCACGCACAACGACGGCGAGTCCATCCTGGACCAGACCATCTTCGATGCGCTGGTGGCCCGGATCGGTGTCGTGCGAGTCGATTGGGCTGAAGATACGAAAACTCAGCAGAAACTGGTGACTGGCCTCACCATGGACCAGGTCAACGCCTTGGCCCAGGACGACCAGATTGTCGAGATCGAGGTCGAGCCGGCGGAGGAGTCCCCCGAGGACGAGCTGGTTGAGCTGTGGGACGCTACTCTCACAATCGAGACGGACTCGGGTTCGGTTAAGCTGAGCGGTGTCCGCCCCGAGGACTTCATCGTCAACACGTCGGCCCAGGACGCCTATGAGTACGCGATTGCTCAGCGGCTGACCAAGCGGATGTCGGTCTGGCAGGCCGAGGGCTACGCAGAGGACGACCTGAAGAATGCGCTGACCGAAGAGGACCAGGCCGAGTACGAAGAGGCCCTCATCCGCAACAACGCGGGCTCTGATGACGCCCCGGATCGCCCCAACGATCCGATGGTCACGCTGCTGGACGCCTATGCCTATATCGACATGGCCAATGATGGGAATCCACGCTATTGGAATGTGCTGCTGGCCGGCTCCAAGGTGCTGGAGAAGAACCAGGCGGAGGACCATCCGTTCGTCTTCTACGTCCCGATCCGTGTGCCGCACATCTTCCATGGCATGCAGTTCGTCAAGCCGATCATCCCAACGGCCAACGCCAAGACCGCACTGACCCGATCGGTCATCGACCATGCCATGCGGACCAACAACCCGCGCTACACGGTCCTACGTGGGACATTCGACTCGCCGCGTGAGCTGCTGGAGAACAAGTTCGGCGGCATCGTCAACATCAACAAGCCCGATGGCGTTCAGCCGTTGCCCCAGGCCGGCCTGAACCCGTTCGTATTCGAGACGGTGAAGATGCTCGATACGGACCTGAGCGATACCACCGGCATCAGTCGGCTGACCCAGGGCGTCGATAAGGACGCGATCTCCAAGCAGAACTCCCAGGGAATGATGCGGGACCTGGCCCAGGCCAGCGAGACCCGGCTGCGGGTGATGGCCCGGCGCTTTGCCACCGGCTTCCTCAAGGAGCTGGCTCGCAAGGTCTATGCAGTTGCAGTGGCCAATGACGGCCAGAAGACAAGCTGCGTGGTCGACGGCAAACCGATGGACGTCTCGCCGGCCGAATGGCCCCCTGAGGCCGACATCAGGGTGTCCCTGGAGTTGTCCCCGGCGCAGCGCGAGAAGCGCGTGGGCGAGATCGTGCAGCTTCTGAGCGTCCTTCAGTCCGATGAGCAACTGGGCAAGAGCCTGGACTATGGCTACAAGCGGCGCATGGCCGTTGAGGTCCTGAAGCTCCAGGGCTTCCCTGACGCTGAGATGGCACTGAGCCCCGAGGAGCCCCAGCCGGGCGAGATGGAGCAGCGCATCCAGAAGGCCGAAGTCGAGGCTCGCGAGGCCGAGGTCATGATCCAGAAGACCAACGCGCAGGCCGGCATGATGAAGGCCGAGACCGAACGGATGAGGGCGCTCAAGGAGTTCGACCTGGATACGCAGAAGCTGCTTCTCGAGCAGTGGCAGAGCCAGGCCGAGTATGCCCTGGACGAGCGCAAGCAAGTCTTCAACGAAGCCATGGGCCTGTACGAGAAGAAGGTCATGGAAGAGAAGATGCGCCAGGACCCCGAGTCCGTCAAGGCGATTGCCGCAATCGACAGCTAACCGTATGGGGCCCTTCGGGGCCCCCATGAGGAGCGTATGCAAGACGAAATTGAACTGATCATTGCCCGCGGGCACCGGGCGGCTGATCTGCTGCAGGATGACACATTCAACGATGTGGTCAAGGAGCTGAAGCTCAGCAATTACGAGGCATGGCTGTCCAGTGAGACGGCCGAGCAGCGCGAGGAGCTATACCTTCGCACGGCAGCCCTCGATGACATTGTTGAGGTCCTAATGGCCCGCGTCAGCGCCGGGCAGTACCAGCAATCCCTGCTGAATGACCAGAACGAGGAGAGATACAACGATGACGACTGAGAACACCGTCGATCAGGCTTTTGAGCAGCACGGCTACAACGAAGAGGGTGCCGTGGCTGCCATGTTGAGTAAATGGGGGATCAACGAGGAGGAGGACGGCGCAAGCCCATCCGAATCTGAGGAGGCCCCCGGCGAGGCTGCCGAGGATGGCGCCCCGCGTAAGGATGAACCGTCCCAGCGAGAGGAAGGGGACGCCAATGAGGATGGCGAGGCCGACGAGGATGACGACGACGCCGATGATTCCGACGAGGAGTCCGATGAGGAATCGGATGACGAGGAGGATGGTGACGAGGACAGCGACGACGATGACGAGGGCGAGGATGAACAGGAACAGCCCCCGATCAACGACGACGCCAAGGTGACCGTAGAGGTCAATGGAGAGTCCAAGGAGTTCACGGTTGGTGATCTGAAGCGCCTGGCCGGTCAGGAGGCCGCTCTGACGCAGAAGAGTCAGGAGGTGGCCACCCAGCGGACGCAGTACGAGACGGGCCTGAAGGCCCAGCGAACCGCCCTTGAGTCGATGGTGCAACGCGCTGCGAAGCGCTTCGAGCCCTACAAGGACTTCGACTTCGTGCTGGCCGCTCAGCAGTATGACCCGGAGACCTACAAGGCCCTCAAGGAGGACGCCCAATCGGCCTATGCCGATCTGGAGTTCTACCGTAACGAGCTGAGTGGTCTGGTCCAGAAGCAGGATCAGGAGCAGCAGGAGAAGCTCCAGACCGCGGCCCGTGAGGCTATCAAGGTCCTGCAAGACCCGGAGCAGGGTATTCCCGGCTTCAACCGCACGCTATTCGGCGAGCTGCG